GTAATCTGTATTTGTAACCAGTGTAACTGATTCGCTGTTATATTGTTTTATAACATTTTCTGTATCTGAATAGAAATAAAATAATTGTCCGTTTTCATAAGAGCTTAGTAGTGTTATGTCACTCTCATTTTCTGTGATAATAAAATTTCCGGCATCATATGGCCTGTATCTCTCTATGTTGTCATAGCTGGTGTATTTTTCAAAGAATACAAATTTTGTACTAACATTGTCAGCGGGTTCTACCACTATGTCAAATATATCAGGATTATCCACAACACCGTCGTCGTCGTTGTCATAGAATCCCACTTTGACTTTCCTATTGTCTTGGTATCCGTCAGATTCTTCTATGGTATCCACTATCTGCCAATCAATTGGATAACCAATAGCGTAACCAGTGCTAGGCACTGTGTTACTCTTAAGAACTCTAACTATGTCTTTCACTGATTTTCCAGTGATATAATCGTATATACGTTCGGTTTTGTCAAAATGGAATTTATTATCACCAGCAGACTCGAAAATATAATCCAATGCTCGGTACGTAACTGTATAGGTATTACCGTCTGTGGAGAATTTAAACCACCAACTGGCATCTTTTGATGAAGATGTTGTATCTCCAGCATAGGTTAATGAAAATGTTGAGCTAGAATTTAAATTGGCTGCTGTGATAACTTTCCATTGTGCTGTTTCTTCATCGTATCTCAGTCCGAATTGCTCATAGGTTTCGATTCTATCCTGTAGATCTGTTTTTAAATCAGCATTAAATACTGTTGCAAATTTAGGAAATATAGCATCCAGCACAGCATTAGACGGTATGGTATCATTCAATGTGATTGGCCCAACCCCTGATTCTAGATTACCGGCTCCATTATTAGAACCATCGCCTACCACCCCAGTAACTTCAGCCCAGGCCCTATCTTGAGCTAGGTTTGTGCCTGCTGTGACCAATCGGCCATTCAAAAATTCTCTTGAATCTGGAGAAACAAATCTAATCAATGAGCCAGGTTTAGCATATTTTAAATTACTAGTGGAATAATCTCCCACTGCTAATGGTCCACCTGCTGTAAAATATCCAGTGTTAGTATTGGTTCCTGTGGTTGTGCTGATCCAACTAGCAGACAGTGTGTTGAGATTTTTTGTGCCGTATTTAATATAAAAGAATTGTCTTGAATATGCTTCTGTAAGTTTTTTTTCCACTAATCTATTGATTACATCTAATATTTCGTTTCTATTAGTAAATGTAAAAGTGAATTGAGGAGATGACTCTTCTCTGTAAAGAATTCCATCCTCTGCAAACACAGACACATCACTGTAAGCACCTGTAGGATCAATAATTTCTTTGGCTCTGCTGATTCCGCTAGCACTCCTATTCACTGATTTAACTTTGATTATCTCTTGTGATGCTGTTAATGGAACAATATTGTAATCTTCTGCAGTGATCATTCTATTTTGTGAGTAATACACCTGTGGAGCTTTGGTTCTAATGCTGTCATTGCTCTCTGTGGCAGCAGCATTATATACTGACTGTTGTAAAGATCCAGTCATGGTTAATGTTTGTTGTGAACCGTTGGCATCCACATAAGACATACTGAATGTTATGCCCTGCATGTCGGCTTGTTGTATTGCATATTTGGCATTGGCGCTGGTTCTATAATACAATCTAAATGCACCCAGGGGAATATTAGAAAAGTTTCCATCACCAAACACCAGATCAACGGAATCATTATTCTTTGTCACCACATTGTAGATATCTCTAATATTTGATGACAAACTATTGTATATCACATTGTTGCCGCTGAGATCAGGCACCTTGGTCCATAATGTGGTTAATTGTCCAAAGTCGTTCAATTTGTATAACCATACATCGGTGTTGTTAATATTGTTGACACTGATCGATTGAACATAATTGGTTGTTGGTTGTGTGATTGAAAAATCCAAAGATGCCAAAGATCCTTGCTTGAACAAAGAAAAGAATCCTGTATTAGGGCTACTGTCGCCTGCTCCATCTGTCCTATATAGGTAAGTGAAACCTGTGCCTGGTATTGGAGATTGCTCATATATTGATTCTGATCCTGCTATAGTGGCTGGCACTATCTCAAACGTTCTTGATATGCCTCCTATGCCTTTGGTGAATTGGAATATCGGCACATCTGTGTTGTTAGAATTTACTGTGTAAATTTCGGTTGTGATGCCTCCAATGTTATCTGATTCCTTGGGCTTGCCAAATTTTTGACCTTCTACATTCACAGCATTTAATATACTGATAAATTGTTCTCTGTAATTGCTGTTGGTTCCATCATTCCATGATACGGTGACATTGGCCAGATTATTTCCAGTACTGTCTTTAACATCTTGTGTAGTGGATATTGATGTGATTTTTAACAATCCTGTGGCTGGCAGATTTCTTTTGGCATTGTAATTGATTAATCGTGCCAATCTTAAAATACTGTTTCTTCTTTCGGCTGTTTCTAGAAAATTTTCTCTGGCATTTAAGTCTACTCTAAAACTCAAACTTTGTGCCACGTAGGCTATCAAATCAATCAGTGCCACATACTCAGAAGATTCAACAAAATCATTAAAATCATCAGGATAATTTTCTCTAAGATAAGCAACCATAGTTCTTCTTAGAGTTTCAAAATCGTAAGATTTAAAATCTGCCTGTTGGAAAGCAGTGTAAATTTTGCGCCAATCTTCGGCTACAAGCAATCGATTTTGTCTATCAGTGGTGGCCATACATTAATATACGAATATTTATGGATATTATTATGTGCGTAGATTAAGAAAGGCGTAGAGCTGAGTTTTCATCAAAACTTAACACCAATTTCTCGGTAATATTATAAGGAACATATACGATAGTGGCCTGTACAGATATACCTTTTTCTGATTCTGTGACCACAATTTCTTTGGTACTAATCCTAGGATCGGCGTTAAGATTCAGTGCGATATCATCCGCTACTGCTTGTTTTACTGCTTCTGTTAATGGTTCGAACAGTACATCATAGATTATGGTGCCAAATTCTGGGTTTTCCACACGCTCTCCCTTACGCACACTCAATCTATTAATTAAGTCCTGTTTGATTAAATCAAAGTCATACAATTTAAAATTGGTCAATTCAGCTCTAGAACTGAATCCCTTGAAAACTTGTCTGTCTCTGTTACCAGAATTTTTATCCACGTATGCCATATATTAAATGCTAAATCCTATATCTGCTATAATTTCAGCATCAGATGTGAATCCTGCTAAATCTCCAAGAGCAGATGGTGTTAAAGCATCACCTATGCTCGAAGTAATACTAGCCAATTCATTTCCTAAACTGTCTGTTAAACTACTTATATTAGTAATCGATGTAATATCAGAACCAAATACGTTTTTGTAAACTTTATTCACCACGTTATAGGTACCGGTTGCTTGATTGTAGAGTCCTATCACTTGATTAACTTGTCCCAATCCTGGTATTGATATTCCGGGTAAGCCTGGTATCGTGGGCAATCCTGTGACCCCGCCTGCAGAAAATACATTGCCTCCTCCTGGTGTGGAGCCAAATATGTTGCCACCTCCAAACGGGCCTCCTGTGGAAATAAAAGTACTGACTGATGTGTTGTCTCCGTAAGTGGTGTACGCAGCATCTCCTGCAGTTACAGCTCCTGTTGGTGTTCCATAATCGGTATATATAGCATCTCCAGCATTGCCAGACAATTTGCCTTTCACTGCATTATAGGTATTCAATACATTGCCGGCTGTGGTTGTTATGCTTTTGACTGTGCCAAGAGCTCCTGTCGCTGATTGTATCGATGAAGTTATGCCTTGATTAAGGTTACCCGCTGAATACAATACACCACCTTGATTAACAAATACTTGATTTTTTAATAGGTTTACATTGGAACCTGTCAATGAGGACACTGTCTGTTGTATAGTAGAATTCACACCTTCTGCCACAGGAGATATATTAAATGGCCCTGAGTCTTTTAGATTATACGTCTTGGTATAATCTTGAGCAAACGTATTGGCCGCCTGTTGTATTTTTTGTACATCTGTGATGGATTGTCCTCCGGCAAGTTTATTCACTGCTGTAGGAACTTGTCCCACTCCATCTTTCTGTAATTGGTATTGAAGATCTGCTTGGAATTGACCTATACGAATCACAGGATTATCACTGGTTCTATTTCTCTGAGCGATAAATTCTGGTGTACCTGGTGTGTTACTTAACGCACTAGGATCAGTTCCAACAAATGTGACCACTTTGTCAAAATGGTATGGATACGGCTCATGTGTAGGCACTCTCATGCCCGACATGCTGATGTTGGCATTCTGGTCAACTTTTAATGGGCCGGATGTGTACTTGTTGGCTGGGTTCACATCAGGTATGGCTTCTCTTAAAGTTCCTGTTCCTGCAGGATCTTGCACTGTGGTTCTCTCATACGTGGCCACAATAGTTGGACTGGTTGGTATGCTATTGAAATGCACCTGGCTTCCGGTAAGATGTGTCTGCCCTGTGGCCATGTGTAATTGCATCAGTCCTGCGTATGAAACTATGTTGCCTTCTGGTGCTTTGTTGGTGATGCTGCCGTATCTAGATTGAGACTGCACATCATAATCAGCATAGGTTTGCACTGCTCCTCCGTCGATCACTAGTTTGCCCACCGAGCTTAATTTTATTTGTTTTCTAGCGAACATATTAATGTTGGTATCGCTGTGAAAATTCATATCTCCCCTGGACCTAATGTTTACACCCCCGCCAGCATATATGTCTATGGCTCCATTGGCACTGAATTCCATCCAAACGTTGCCAGATCCATTGGCAAGATATACCACCCCTTTGGTATCGTGCAATAGTATTTGATGTCCCGATGCCGATCTCAATCGTATCAATTGATTATCTCCCTGCTGATCTCCATCATCCATCGCAAATGTATGTCCTGTGTTTCTAACCACAGATACATCTTTTAATGCATCTATTGGTCCTAATTTTGCTGTAGGTTTAGTTGTGTCCACACGTCCCGGCGTGCTGATACCAAACACAGCACTAGGACTTTCTCTGCGTGCCGAGCTTGTGGTTGTTCCTCTCACATTGTCTTGACTCAATCCCTCTTGTCTTAATGTTTCTGCAAATGGGTGTATTGGTTTGCCAATCTTATCAATGCCTGCTGCAGCAGTTAATGAAAATAATTCTCTGTTTAATTCTCCCGCAGGCAGTACATCAGATCCATATATGTCTATTTTAGATCCTGTGGTTGTATTGTCTGATCCTCCTATAGGAGGTATCGTGTCTGCGGATGCTGCTATACCCGGTATCATGTGATTGGTGTATGGTTCCTGTACACAACCAAACCAATAACCCTGAGATATTTTTCCCTCGACAAATATTACTAAAACTTTGGTATCAATGTCTGGTGGAACCATCCACATTCCGTAGGAATGAGAAGCATCTTGGTAATCGTCCGTGTCTGATCTAGATGTGCCTGCGAGTGCATTGGTGCTCTTAGAACCATAGAATGGCATAAGATAACTGACATCTATAAGATTGCCTGTAAAGCCAAAATCTCTACCTGCTAGACTGGGTATTAAAACTTTTAGACCACCCATTTTGCTCTCATCCACGTTGTCTTTAACTATCGCTATGTAAGGACCGGGATTGATCTCTGTGTAGGCAGTATCTCTGTTCTGCCTATTGGGTGTTGATGTTGCTCCGCCTGATGGTGCCATGATTAATTTCCGCTCCCTTGTACATTTCCTAGAGCATCTAAGAAATCAAATATTGGTTTAATTAAAGCCCCATCTCTCTTATCTGTGGCTTCTCTTATGGATTGTGCTACATTTATAGCCTTGCCTTGGTTGTTGTATCTTACCATATCTAATACCTGTGTAAACTTTCCTTGTTCAAATCTACTCTCCACTTGTACTACTTTATATAATCCGCTGAAGTGAACGTTCTCAAAATTATTGAAATTCATAACTCCTTGTTTCTCGCTAATATCTGTGGGGTATCTAAAATCTACTCTCACAAACACTTCGCTCTGATCAAAATTAAAACATCCTAATTTAGGATCCCACGATCTATAACCTTTGTCCACTATTTTTTCTGTCACTGTGCCTTGTCTTCCTAACTGATCTACAACACCTTGTGAATTCTGTGGTATAGGCAATGCAAAATCCTGTCCTATAAATGCCGGATCTCCCAATATGGTCATCTGTACATTGACCATATCTCCCATGGGACTTGTTAGGTAATCAAAAAATCTATCCACTTCGGTTCTACTAGCACCATCGTCGGTAGCACCATCTTCGGATTTCTGTGTATTGGGGTGTGATTGCAGAGGTAAAAGAGGTTCTGGAAAATCTGTGGAACGATTACCATATCTTCTCACAATCTCAGGCACTGAAAGATCTTTGCCTGATTTTGCAGTGACACCATCCGATCTAGAACCATCAAATAAACTGGATTGCATATATCCATATTTGTAATTAATTTTGAGGTCCAGTATGTCTTGATTCTCTCCTGTGTACAACCATTTATAAGATTTGCGTACATGTTTGCCCCAAAGTTCCGAAGCACTGAGACCTGGCACTGTAAAATTCATCACATGTATTTTGTATTCTTTGACTCTAAATCTTATAGTTTTGCGATGCACTTTCCTTATAGTATCAAACTCTGTATTATTATAAACAGTTGTAATAATTTTAAACCATGGTACCATGGGATCAGGATCTTCGCCTAGAGTGCTTGCTGTTTCTCTAACCGCCTGCACTGCTGCCAAGTCTTTCCAATATTTTTCCACAATCTTGGATATATCTCGAAATTTATCAGCCTTGAGACACATATCAGTTATTACTTTTGCTATACTGACGTTGGGTCTTATGCTGGCATTGAATCCTGCTACTGCATTCTTCAATTCCCAGTTGTTGGAAGCCGATGCTGTCAATCCTGCTAAATCTGTATTTGGATCACAATCAATTTCATAAGTATCATAATATTCTCTCTGTCCGGCTGCTATTTCTAACTCTTGTTGCTCGTTTAATTTATTAGATAATTCCTTGAGTGCTGCTCCCAGAGTAAAAATTCTTTTAAGATCCAATGATGAAGCACTTCTAGTGTAGAGATATCGATCGAGCATGGCAAAGTCTGTCCAAGGCACGCCGGTCATGGTATAAACGGTGCCTCCTTGATTGATTTCCATCTCTACATTGGTTATCTTTAAAGGTAGATATCTAGTTGTTATGACCGATAGTGGTTTTCCTAGATTATCATATCCTCTAAAATCCAATGTTAATAGATACGGACAATCGATATGGTCAAAGTATCCGTTATTGAAAGCAGCCGCTCGCATTTTTTCAAATAAAGTAACACCATACGGTTCGTGCAATTCCATCTCTATCTTATTAAAATTCATTAATTTTCTCTGCTCGTTGGGTTGATTTACCCCATTCAATATGACTCTTTCAAAAAAGATGTCGTGTCCTCTTCTTAATATCTGATCGGAATGTACTTGTGATTGTATGGTCGTGGCACTGGCTTTGTCATAGGTTGTGGTTGCTTCTTTGTTTGTGTCTTTGATTACCTGTCCAGCTCTTGCTGTATCACCGGCTGCATTGAAAGAACTGAAATTTCCTTCTGTTCCAATACCTCCAGATTTAGCTATAACGTCATGTACTTTATTTTTTGTAATCCTGTCTGGATTTGTAATCTCATCTCGAGATAACACAGACAATGTCCACAAATAATTGTAAGAAGCATATTTGTGTAAAACATTTTCTTCAAGTAAATTGTTAGTAGATGTTCCATCGCTGGTTGTTTTTCCTACCATGGCAGATTGATTTATCATGGCCATCTATATACCTAAATCGTTTTTAAGATTGCTCAATTTGGGCAACTGTATCGTCCTTCCGGGAACAAAGTCATAAATTGGGTCTTCGATCACATCAGGATTTCTCTGAGCAAATACCCACCATAGTCTTGGTGTGCCATATAAGTCAAAAGCCAATAGATCGGGCCTATAGGCATAGATCCTATCAATGGTGTAACTGATATCATCCTGCGCCGCAGTGATGGTCCTAGGCGTTAGAAAATCTAGACTGATCTTGTTCTCACTGGTGTTAAAATATGGTGATGTGTTGCTGTATTTCGCCATTAAATAAATCCTATTCCATCTTTGTTAGAAAGTGAACCATTAACAAACTCTTGCATGCTGAATTTTTTAATAGATTCTCTAG